AGCGCCCGAAAGGGCGCTCCGGCTCCGTATCTGTACGGTAAACCCCACATTGTGTGGCACCATCGAGTAACTCTCGGTGAGAGAGCATCACTATTCACAATAATGAACAATGAAAAAACAGAATAACACGGGTCACGGTTGGGTAAAGCAGATTAATGCCTTACTACCGATGATTAACGTGTTACACGGTTTCCCTCGATCAAAGAATGTCGACAAGTTTTCTAAACTGGTCAACGACCTTATTATCAATAAGGGCGAAGAATATACTATAGGGCGCTTAAAAGCGTTCCGTCTAGTAATCCAACAGTTTGTTTTAAAGCAAAAGTTGGATCCTGTCCCCTTTGCAAAAACAAAGAGATCAGGAATACCAAGAGATATCAATTTCTTGGTGCCAGATAGAGACAATGTCCATAGCATAAGATATTCTTTTACAGTCTTACGTATAATCGAGTCTTTCAGGTGTAAACCTGAGTACAAGATTAGTACTATAATAGACCCTTCATCTGCTGATAAAGCAGTGATAGAAGAAATAAAAGAATATATCAAGCAATGGTCTGGGATAAAATTACTTCCCAGACTTGAGCAGTCAAAACTTGTAATGTCCAATAGGGCAGGACCAAATGGTCCTGCTACTATTAGTTCTATGAAGGATCTCGCAGCTTTACGCTACGATACCCCAGAACTATATCAAGCTATCTATGACATGATGAAAATCACTGTCAGAGGTCTTGATATGAACCGTTACAAAGTTGAGCGACAAGAAGGATGTAAACATTCCAAACTTGTCCTACTGAGCGACAAAGCGTGTAAAACACGTGTCATCGCCATTGCTGATTGGTGGTCTAACACTGCTCTTGAATCCGTACATACGGCATTCATGAAAGCACTTGAAAGACTACCTACGGATGTAACCTATAGACAAAGCGAAATACCTCACCTTGTTAAAAGGCTTGGTTCCGACTTGTTTAGTTCTGATATGACAGCATTTACTGACAGATTCCCCATTGAGTTGGAGGAAGCTGTTGTAGAAGCTGCATACGGCACACAAATAAGTAGGTTATGGAAACAAATTATCTCCAATCGTAACTTTAGTCACCCAAAAGGTGATGTAAGGTACGCTGTTGGTAATCCCATGGGTATATTAAGCTCATGGCCGGTGTCAACACTAACACATCATTGTGTTAAACAATGGTGCGCTTATAAGTTAAATATTCATAATTATAAATATTTAATCTTAGGTGATGACACGTTGGATAGTAGAAAGGATGTATATGATCTATACACCCAGACTATTAAACAACTTGGTGTTTCTATATCACTCTCCAAGTGTACTCAGAGCAACTCTGCGAATGCAGAGTTTGCAAAGAGACTCTTTCTCAACCATGTAGAAGTTACGGGTCTCCCCGTGCATTTACTGGAAGAGATACTACAGTATCCAGAACAAATTTTAGAATTTGTTCGGATCTGTCGTGAGAGAGGTTACCATGACGAGATACTAGCCCCGTCTTTGGATTTATTGCTATCTAACCATTCACATGGAAAGATGGCAAGAGACATACTGTCTTTACCCGAGGTATTTTCAGGAATGCCTCCATTACTGGAGGTTAAACCTGACTCGTGGGCAAGTAAAATTGCCCAGATACCAGAGGCAGAGCAAGAATCCATGTTACGCGTTGCGCGTGACTATGTATTCTGGACGACAGTCATAGGAGTTAACAAATCCTATGCTCCAAAGAAAGTCTACGACGGGGTCATCCAGGAGAATCACCCAATAGTTGCCGCGTTAAGCGAACAACTAATGAGTTATCTTCCGGAAACGGATGATGACTTCTCCATCTACAATGAGTGGGTCAAGGGGAATTATCGACATATGGCAAATGTGCCATGTATCGATACATATCGGTATTACAACAAAGGGCATTACGCCACAAAGTGTAAATACGATGTCCTCAAAGCTCTGCTAGAACTTGCCAATGGCAATTGTAACATTACTTTATATGATCACAAGGTCTATTCAAATTATGACCTGTTTTCAATGGGATTCCCGACTAACCAACGTTGATCGTAGGTAGGATGGCCAAACATCTGTTTGCTCACCCGGGGACGGAGCGCCTGATAAGGGCGCT